TCGAAGGCGTAGTTTGTATTATGGTAGACGAAGTACACATGGCTAAAGCAGATGCGCTTAAAACACTGCTAACAGGAGTAATGAGTCACATACCAATACGCTGGGGACTAACAGGAACAGTGCCCAAGGAAGACTTTGAGAGTGTTAGTATTGTTTGTAGCCTGGGACCAGTAACTAACAAGATTAGTGCCAAGGAACTTCAGGATAAAGGAGTTCTTGCACAATGCAATGTTAATGTGTTACAATTACTAGATGTTACGGAATATGAGAACTATCAAAGCGAACTAAAGTATCTATTAGAACAGAAAGATCGCTTGGATTATATTGCTGGGTTAATTACAAATATTAAAGAAAGTGGTAATACACTTATATTGGTGGATAGGATAAATGCAGGAAAAGAACTTGAATCAAGGATTCCGGGCTCCGTTTTTGTCAGCGGTGTCACAAAGGCACAGGAGCGTAAGGATCATTATGATGAGGTGGCTGATGCAACTGGTAAAGTTATTATTGCTACTTATGGCGTTGCCGCTGTTGGTATTAATATCCCTCGTATTTTTAATCTCGTACTTTTGGAACCTGGGAAAAGTTTCGTCCGTGTTATCCAAAGTATCGGACGAGGAATTAGAAAAGCAGAAGACAAAGACCACGTCCAGATATGGGATATTACATCAACATGCAAATTTGCAAAACGTCACCTCACTAAGAGGAAGGCGTTCTACAGAGAGGCGGCCTATCCCTTCACGATACAAAAATTAGATTGGAAGTAACAAAATGCGGATACTAACACTAGACGATACTTCGTTTGAGATGAACGAATTGCCAGACGAAGTAGATGATTTACGATTTGCAGTCTTAGATAATTCAGATCCCAAGAACCCAGACTATTTTTATATCCCATTAATCTTTTTAGAAAGTTTTAATAGTCCAGCACTTGTATTAGACATCGGCGGACACAAAATTCGCATGCCTGTGGATTGGAAAATACTTATCGGAGAAAAAGAGTTCGGTGATTTGGAAATGACTAATCTTAGTAGTCTCAATGACCGCGGGTTTAACTCATTTGTGTTTAATCCATTAAGTAGTTACAGTGCAGAATACCTGCCCATTGATATTGTTGATTTGTACACTGATGTAAAATGGTTCTTTCCTAAACTCAAGCAAGGACAGATACTAGCAGTACCATTGGAAACAGGTAGTAAGCCTAGGTGTGCATACTTTGCTAAAGAGATTAACAAACAGAACGAAGTAGTAGATATTGGCAAGGCATGGTAATGATTAATGAGAAACGACATAATAAGGAAGATGGACTACAGGGCGTTTGAGTACCGCACTAATCCTGTAAGTAGCACACACCACGATATTATTAAAAAAGTACATACTGTAATAGAAGAGTATTTTAGAAATAGACCTGAATGCCAGGTAGAGCGTAAAATGTATAGTAGTAGCAGTAATAATCGCTATTACTCTATTAAATTTGCTACACTAGACGATAGCAAGATGTTTGAACTAAGTTTTGCTGAATACATTGGAAGGAATAGTATTAACTATGACTGACTTGCCATTAAATGCAGTGCTTGGTGCATTGGATAACAAAGATATGAATTTTTGGGATCGGTGTACTCCTGAGCAACAAAAGAAGATTGCTCCGTTTCTGCTTAATCGTTATATGAGTTTAATTAAATCCAGCGGTGACATTGCGGCATATTATCTTATGGCAACCAATGACAGGGTTAACAAACAATACTTTGAACTAGCCAAACATCCTAAACTAGTATGGCAGTTGCTATGTACAGTTAGCCCTGGTATGGGAAAGCAATTTCATCAGTGGGTAGGCAACAAGAAAAAAGATGCAAGTGACAAGAAAACAAAAGACATCTACAAAGTACTAGAAGGATTATATCCCACAGCCAAACGTGATGAACTAGACTTAATGGCTAAACAGATGACTAAGAAAGACATCAAGCAACTTTTAATTAGTCATGGTGAACAATGACAGATCTAAAACAAGTAATTGTTGACGCTGTTAAGACACATAAAAAAGCTGACAAAGAATTTGTGTGTAATTATTGTGAACGAGGATTTCGTAAAGAGAGTACATTGCTTGCTCATTCGTGCGAGCCTAAACGTAGAGCACAACAAGAAAAAGATGCAGGGGTGCAACTAGGATTGCATGCCTATCTACGTTTTTATGAGATATCACAAGGCAGTGCTAAACTAAAGACATATGCTGACTTTTGTAAGAGTCCATACTATAAAGCATTTACTAAGTTTGGTAGACACATGATTGGCATCCGTGCAATTAACACCCGTGGCTTTATAGAACACGTTATTAAGAACAGCAAGAAGATTGACTATTGGTGCAGGGATGAAGTATATCAGGAATTCCTAAGCCTGCATTTACGACAAGAGAATGTTAAAGATGCCCTAGAACGTAGTATGAATACTATGATAGAATGGGCAGAAGAAAACGATAGTGTGTTTAACCATTACTTCCTGTATGCTAGTACTAACCGTATTGTGCATCACATTACAACTGGTAGAATAAGTGCCTGGGTAATATTTAACAGTGACTCAGGTGTTGAAATGATGGAAAAACTAAGTGCAGAACAAATTGAGATAATCTATCCTAGTATTGATCCTGACTTCTGGAAACGCAAGTTTGTAGATTACATGGGTGATACAGAATGGGTAAAGCATATATTAAAGGAAGCCGGACTATAATGCTTAGAGACTTACCAGATATTGATATAGATTTTAAGGATAGAACACAAATCCTTGAGTATATCCCCGGAACACCGGCTAGATTAGACACAGACAAACGACATAACACTGGGGTATATTTTACTGATGTTCCTGTTGCTAGTGATGGATTGGCAACTATCTATCATAAACAAGCAGATCAACTGGGATATTTTAAACTAGATCTACTTAATGTTGGAGTTTATAACCAAGTAAAGAACGAAGTGCATCTAGTAGAACTAATGACAGCAGAGCCGTCATGGAGTAAGCTCTGGGAAGATCAAGAGTATTGTTCACAACTGTCACACATTGGCAATCACTATGAACTAATATGTAGTATGAAACCAGACAGTATACCACGTATGGCAATGTTCCTTGCAGTCATGAGACCAGGCAAAGCACATTTGAGAAATAAATCTTGGGAAGAGATTGGTAAAACAGTGTGGGATAGACAGGTAGATGGTTATACATTTCGTAAGAGTCACGCCGTTGCGTATGCACATTTAGTGGTAGTGCATATGAATTTGTTACTTAACTCGCTTGACTAGTTGGATGTTTTTACGTTTTGTGCGGATTTTAGAAAAAGCAGTGATGCTTACTTGGGGACCAAATTTTACGTCGCAGTCTTTGATGTTTAATGTAGTTAGTGTGTAAGCGAACGCTGTCCAGTCATTTCTAAGAAATAAGTTAATAGGTATTTTTTGATTGCTCTCCCACCACCAAATCTCGCCTAACTCTAAGAATTGGCGTTTCTCATCATCTGATTTGATAGCGTCGATGTTATATATACTGAGCACAACATCATCACTGTTTTGGATAATGCCCACATATTCCTCACCGCCGTATGCTACAAGACTTAAAAATGGGTATTTGTCTTGGATTTCTCCTGCTAAAGTAACCATGAATTCCTAATAAATAGTATTATAATGACAACTATTACTTCGTACTTATACAAGCAAAATCTACAGGTGGTAACAACTGACACAGGTGTGGGCAATACAATGAGCATGTTTTATACTCCAAACGTAAAAGTTTACAGGGGCGTGAATAACGACATTCGCGTTAACTTCGTAAACAGAGATCAAAAGAAAACTAGCATTGCAGATAAGACTGCAAAGTTTATTATGATCGACAAAGACACGAATATGACTCTATTAGAAAAACCAGTTACGGCACTTGATGCAGTTAAAGGGTCTGCTGAGATTACTCTATCAGAGACAGATTTACTTAATTTACCTGCAAAATACTACACATACAGTTTTACAGTAGTAGATGGAGAAGGCAACACACAGATTGGCTACAGTGACGACAATTACGGTGCAGGTGGCTCGCTTGAAGTATTAGACGGCGTTTATCCAGCATTTAAAGCGAGTACTATTGAAGATTTTGGTGCTGGGGATACTGGCAGTATATTATACTTAACATCCTACGTTAATCAAAATACAGCGTTACATAGTGCGCAGGTTTATTTTTCCAGTGCATTTACTGGCACACTAGTTGCACAAGGTAGTTTAAAACCCAGTGTTAACGGTGTTCAAGACGACGATTTTGTTACTTTAGTAACTAAAACGTACACGGATCAAACTGCTAATGATTTCTTTTCCTGGAACGGCGTATTCAGTGCAATAAGATTTGTCCGCACTACTACTTCAGGAACATTAAGTAAAGTACTGTATAGAGCATAATGAAACTCGTAGGCTTTGGTTGTAGTTTTACATACGGCAGCGAACTCATGGATCCTGAGTTAGAAGGTGATTATGACAGACATTACGACAACATTCCATATAGAGAGAAACACTGTTGGCTAGGGCAACTTGCTGAAATGCTGGATTGTAGTTTTGATAACTGCGCATCACCAGCAAGTAGTAATTACAGTATACAGGAAGAGTTTGCAGACTGGTTTGATGGTAGGTTACCTGACAGTAACGATGTAATATGTATAGGATGGACTAATCACTTAAGAACAAGTTGGTG